AAGACGATCAAGGATCTGCCCGTAGGCCAGAAGAACCTCGGGGCGCAGTTCCTCCAGCTCGCCAAGAATGCCGACTCCTTCAACCAGCTCCTGAAGTCCGGCAAGCCGGAGGCGGAGACGTTCAACGCGGCGCTCGCGACGATGATGGGTGGCTCGGCTGGCCTGAACACGGCGCTCATGCTGACCGGAAGCCACATGTCGTACTTCCAGAGCGCGACGAACCAGGTCGGGCAGGCCCTGGCGAGCAAGTCGAAGGACGTGCAGAACTGGGACAAGATCCAGGGCACCTTCAATCAGAAGATGTCGCAGGCGAAGATGTCGGTAGAGGCACTGGGGATCTCGATCGGCACGGGGCTGCTCCCGGCGGTCACGAAGATTGCGAACCAGGTTGTGCAGGTCGTCACCCCGATCGCGCAGTGGACGGAGAAGCATCAGACGCTCTCGGCGATCATCCTCGGTTCGGTCACTGCCTTCATGCTCGCGGTTGGCGCGATCAACCTGACGGTCAAGGCGCTCAAGGCAGTGAAGGGCGCCACGGACGCGGTGATGACCGTGTTCAGCGGCGTCAAGAAGGCCGTCATGTGGATGGTCTCGGGGTTCACCGAGACCGGCGCTGCGGCCACGGGCACAACCGCTGCGCTAGAGGGCACCGCCGTAGCCGAAACGGAGACCGCTGTAGCCTCCGAAGAGGTTGCCGTGGCCAATGACACACAGGCGATCAGTTGGCTGCGTATCGGTGCAATCCTTGTCGCGACTACCGCCCGCATGGTTGCGATGAAGGTGGCGCAGATCGCAGTGAAGGTCGCGACGGAGGCGTGGACCGCAGTGCAGTGGCTGTGGAATGCGGCGATGATGGCGAACCCGATCGGACTCGTGATCGCGGGTATCGCGCTGCTCGTTGCCGGGGTCATCTACGCCTACACGCACTTCAAGGTGTTCCGCGATGTCGTCAATGACGTGTTCGGCTGGCTCAAGACGGCGGTGAAGGATGTCATCGGCTTCGTTGAAGGGCACTGGCGGCTGATCATCGCGATCATCGGCGGACCTCTCGGGCTCGTCGTCGCGCTCGTCACGAAGTACTGGCACGACATCAAGCAGTGGTTCATGGATGGCGTACACGACGTGGAGGGCATCCTGAACTGGTTCAGCTCTCTGCACGCCAAGTTCGACAAGTGGCTCGACGACGTCCGCGTTGCGGTGGGCCTGAAGGTCCTGGCGATTGTGCAGTGGTTCACGGAGCTGCCCGGAAGGATCCTGCGCGCGGTGGCCAGCTTCGGCTCGATGCTGGTCAACGCGGGCGAAGACCTGATCCGGGGTCTCATTCGCGGTGTCGAGAACATGGCAGGCAACGCCCTGAGCACTGTCGAGAACCTGGGCAAGAGCATGCTGAGCAGCATCACTTCGTTCTTCGGCATCGGCTCCCCCTCCAAACTCATGGCGGACGAGGTCGGCCGGTTCATCCCGATGGGCATTGCCCAGGGCATCAGCGAGAACCTGGATGTGATCCAGGCGGCGGCGAAGAAGGCGGGCCACGTCACAGTGACCGCTACGCAGTCCGGCGCGGCAGGCGGGGTTCCCCTCGCGTCCTCGTCGGGCGGTGGCGCCAGCAGTGGCATCTACATTGACCTGCGCGGCAGCCAGGTCATGACTGAACGTGACATGGATACGTTGGTCAACAAGCTCGGACGAGCCCTAGCCGTGCGCACGCTGCCGTCCGGCGGTCTGCGCGTCGCGATGTAGGGAGGGGAGATGCCGACTCCCCTCCCCAGTATCTCCGTGTCGATCACCCCTCCCGGAGGTTCGCCGACGGACTACTCCACATACCTGACGTACTCCGGGGCCTATCAGCAGCTTGGGGTCAACCAGAACTTCGGGCGTCAGGGCGACACGGCGACGATCCCGCTGGTAGACGACTGGCAGGGTCGAACGACTCCGCACTTTTACATTCCGGCGCTCTCCCGTATCGCCTTGACGGACAACAACACGAGCACCAACCTGTTCGCCGGAGTCGTCACCAACCCGCAGCTCATCGTGGATGGGGCGAACCGCAACGAGTGGTCCCTGCAGTGCACGGACTACACGTTCTACGCGGACAACGCGATCGTGCAGGGCACCTTCGTCGGGCAGAGCGTGGACCAGATCATCATTGCCCTGACGCGGCAGGCGAACTGCGGCATCACGGCAACCTCGACGGCCGCCGGGGGTTTCATCACCCCGGCGCCCGTCCTGACGCAGGTCAACTTCAACTGGGTGAAGCTGTCGGATGCCTGGCGCAGGCTCGCGCAGCTCGCCTCCTCCTCCACGCCCTACGGCTGGTACGTGGACCAGAACCTCGCGTTGCACTTCTTCGACTCTTCGACGGCGCTGAGCTCGGGAGTGACGCTCACCACGACTCCGACCGGGTCCGCCGGGTCCACGACGCAGGCGCACGTCACGCTGGACGGATCGATGTCGTACGACTTCGACGGGACGACGATCCGCAACAAGATCATCGTGCAGGGCGCGAACCAGACCGTCGTCACCAGCCTGACCGGCAACCCGACGGACACATGGCGGGCCGACGGGACGCAGAACTCTTGGCCGCTGCGCTACACGGTCACGGGGAGTCCCGCTCTCACCGTCAACAGCGCATCAACGTCCCTTACGGTGGTTAACGCCGGTGGCGCGGCGCCAAGCAGCGGGTGGTCGATCCAGCAGAACAACATCGGGCAGTGGTTCCTCATCGACACTGGTACTCCGTCCTCGGGGACCGTGATCAAGATCTGGTACAACTACATCATCCCGATCGTCGCGCAGGTCAACGACTTCCCGTCGCAGACGCAGTACACCGGTCCAAACGGTGGGGTCTACGCGGAGTACATCAACGACACCTCCCTGACGACAACCTCGATGGCCCTGGCGCGAGCGCAGAGGGAGCGCACCGAGTACGCGTTCGCGGCGGAGCGCATCAACGTGACGGTGGCGGAGGACTTCCTGGGCTGGATCAGGGCTGGCCAGACGCTGACGTTCACCTCCACGCTGGCGCCCGACAGCCAGAACAGCTTCAACTGGGGAATCAACGCCAGCTTCCTGTGCATCTCCAACCAGGTCACTTTCGGCAGCAGAGGTTACCGCACGATGAACCTGAGCGCGGTGCGCGTCTAAGGAGGAGCCATGCCCGGAAGCGGTGTTCTGCGCCCCTACACGCTGGTGGACGTCCTCGGGACGATCTACGACCAGGCGGGTCAGGGGAACGCTGGCTCTTCGACCTCGCTGACGACGCCCTTGAGCTCCGTCGCCGAGGCGGACGAGACGGCAACCGCTTCGGACAGCGCCTTCGGCTCCTCGCAGACGAACATCACGTGGGACCAGGGGGTGTGGAATGCGGGTAGCTGGAGCTGACAGCCTCGCGTTCAAGGGGCGCCTAGCGCTGACAGTGGTGGATGCGGACGGAGAGGTCCGGGACCGTCGCGAAGGCGACAACGTCATCTGCACGACCGGCTACACGGCCCTGGCTGCCGCCCTGGCGTGGTCCGGGATCCAGGACCAGGCGGCAAACCTCGGCATCGTCTCTGCGACGTACCTGACGCCCCTGTGGGGCGCTGTGGGGTCTGGCACGGGGGCCGTCGCGAAGGCCGACATTCAGCTCCAGGCGGAACTCGGGCGCCAGGTTGTTTCCGGAGCCGGTTCCACGCCCGCTTCGTCCACGATCGCGGCGCAGGTGACGTGGCTGTTCTACTTCCCCAATCCCTCGGTGACCTGGACCGTCGGCGAAGCCGGGCTGTTCGCGAACGCGACCTCCGCTGCGAATTCGGGTTCGATGATTGACCACTGGTCCTTCTCGCCCACCGTGAGTGTCCCGACGACCAACGCGCTGATCCTTGAGGTCAGTCTCGCCTTCGGCCCGTAGGAGGTCTCGTGGCTACACCGAACTGGGATGGCGCGACCGCCGGGCAGCCAACGCTCGCCGCGCAGATCAACCAGTTCATGGGGACCCACACCTCGCAGTTCCTGTACGCGGCGACACAGGTCGGCGCGCAGACGACTCTGGGCGCTGGTTCCACGAACACCAACAGCCTGTACCTGGCGCAGACCTTTACGACACCGGGTTCTCCGACGAACGTCGGGCGCGTGGTGATCGACCTGTCTTCCACCCTCAACCCCAACCCGGCGATCCTGTCCATTCAGGCAACGACGGGCGGAGCGCCTTCGGGCACGCCGCTGGTTTCGGTGGCGATCCCGAAGGAGTACGTGGCGACCACGCACATCGTCACGATCCCTTCTCCCGTCGCACTGAGCGCCTCGACGCAGTACTGGATCGTCATCAACGCGGTGGGGGATGCCTCGAACTTCTACTCCTGGTTTAAGTCGAACCAGGTCACGGGGGCTTCGACTTCCACCAACGGAACCTCGTGGACGGCGCAGGCATACGGGTTCTACTACGCGTACTTCGACCAGAGCATCGTGCTGCCAATCCGGCACACCTGGGAGGACTCCGGGGCGCGCTGGACGCAGTGGGGCTACTCCGGTACCAAGCTGAGCATCTTGCAGGAGTACACGGTGGCGCAGGGGTCGAACCAGTACCTGTACTCCAATCGGACGTTGACCTACTCGGGCAACTTCCTGACGACGATCACGTAAGGGGTTTGCGCCTGTGGCCACCACGCCGAACTGGTCCGCCGCCCGCTCCGGCCTTCTCGGCGACGCGGGCGCAGTGGACGCCTCGGCCCAGATCAATCAGTTCCTTGGCACGCACGCGTCCAACGAGGTTTACCAGGGCTCTTCGATCCTGACGCCTAACGGCACCGGCGGTACGTCCTGGGCCTACCAGCTCAGCACGCAGGACATCTCCCAGCCGTTCACGATGTCGGGTACGACGATTGGGCGAGTGGTCGTCCCGCTGCTAGCGGTGGGCAACGGCGCCGACTTGATCGTGTCGCTATACACGAACAGCGCAGGGGTCCCCGGCACTCTGGTGAACTCGACGCGCGTTCCCGCCTCGTGGATCTCCAGCCTTGCGGCAGTATCCGGGGTCGCGGGTCCGAGTTCGACGCAGCCGACGACGCAGTACACGAACAATCCGCTCGCTCTCGGCCAGTTCAACACCCTGCATGCCGGACCGCTGACGACCGTGAACTGGCCGTATCCTGCGGCTTCGAGCAGCGGTCCCGTCTCCGCTGCGATCAGTGGCACCTTCGGCAACTACTTCTTCCAGATCGGCGGCAATCCGGGCGGTCTCGGGGTGCAGACGAACGCCGTCTACACCATCGGCTTCGACGCCGCAGGCAATGTGTCGCCAGCGGTCCCGCAGCTAGCGTTCCCGACGACGATCGACACGACGGGGTCCGCAGTCGTCTGCATTGACTCCAGCGGCAACTACACCCTCGTGCAGGCAGGTGGCGAACCCGGCGGGACGCCGACCAACACGGTGTACACAGCGTCGGTGGACCCGCTTGCGGGCAGTATCGCCTCCTGGTCCGCGCAGGCCTCCCTGCCGACGAACCTCTTCGTCCACAGCATGGCGTCGTACAACGGCTACGTGTACGTCATCGGCGGCGAAACCGCCACGAGCACGTTCACCGCGAACGTGTACTACGCCCAGGTCCAGAACGGGCAGATCACCGCCTGGACGCAGACGACGTCGCTGCCCCAGGTGATCGCGTTCACCTTCGCCGCAGCCATCGACGGGTTCGTGTACGCCGTCGGCGGCTTC